ATAGGCACAAGGAATGCAAGTTACTACAAGCCCAAGATAAATCAGTGGTTAGATGATCATGGATTAAGTGAAACAGCCCTGAAAGAGCTCCTTGTCCAGGGATTTAAAGTCAAAGAAACAAAGATCATAAATGTGAAGGGTGAGGTGAAAAAGACGGGCCTACCTGCAGGAGCGAAAGTTTTATTAACTGGTGAAATAGAACGTATCGACAAAGAAGGCAATACATACACCGACTATACTTCAGTTGTTGCAATAGATATGGATTCTATCGAAGTTCAAAGAAAGTTTATTGATATGGGGTTGAAGTTTAAGGGCATGTATGCCCCAGAGAGGCATTTAATCGAGGTTAAACCCTTGATAACATATAAAAATACTACCAAAGAACTACTTGAAAATGATAGCGTAATACCTCAAATTACGGAGGAGTAAACATCTATGCAAACATTCATAATATTAACTATAATAGGGTTTATAATAGCTTATTGGCTTAGGCGAAACTTTGATTAAATTTGTCGGTTACAGACGATTAGAAGGAAATAGCTTTTTTACATAAATATCATTGTAAGTGCCTGATATTAGGTAGGCCGAAAAACGTAAACGCTTTGATTTACTCTTATTATCTTTAAATAGCTCAATAGTTTACATAATAGCCGTTATCACACTTAGGATTTTATCATGTACTTATTACAAATCTTTTTTAGAGTCATGACCGTAACCATACCAGGTGCAGGTTTTGTTTATCTTTTTGGATCATATTTTCAATTGTCACAGATCACATGGTGCATTATTGGTATGATCTGGATGTTGATTTTTATTCGATGGATTTTAGCCCCGGCATTTAAGGCGTTATATGGAGAATGAAGGACGTTTATGATATTTGATGTTAAGAATAGAGGTTTACTACCACAGAGTGACACAAAACGCCAAAAAAGCCAATCTCCAAATATCGTGTAATTTCAAACGAGTAGTGCCATGGGTACACGGGCGGGAGACTTTTTAAGAATGACCAAAAGACCATCATTAGATTTTGATTCTGAGGTAGCCAACTTCATTAAGAACGACAGGCAGATGAAGGCTGTTCAGGCAATCGACTCGAATGTCATTAAGTTTCTTTTGTACGGGGGCGCTCTCGGAGGTGGCAAGTCTTATTTCCTCAGATGGATAGCGGTTAGGTTGCTAGTAATACGGTATTTTCTTCAATTAGGGCTAAAGTGGGTTACGGTAATGTTAGCTTGTGAAGACTACCCCTCATTAGCTGATCGCCAGTTACAGAAGATTGCGAGAGAATTCCCTCCGTGGTTAGGCAAAAGCTATGACAAGCAAAAGGTTTATGGACGATGTTTCATATTAGAGCCTGAATACGGAAACGGAGTTATCTGCTTTCGTAATCTCGATGATCCTTCAAAGTATCAGTCAGCGGAGTTTGCTGCTATCCTAGTAGACGAACTCACAAAGAATGACTATGACACCTTTACTTTCCTTAGAAGTCGTCTCAGGTGGCCTGGTGTGCCTGACATCCTATGTCCTTTTATTGGCGGCACCAACCCGGGTGGAAAGGGGCATGGATGGACAAAACAGTTTTGGATGTCAAAAGTATTTCCAGAAGAATTTATTAAACCCATTGATTACAGATCTCAATTTGCCTATATCCCGAGCAAGGCCTCAGATAATCCGTATATAGACCAGTCTTATTGGGCAATGCTGAATACACTTCCCGTTCATCTCAGAAAGGCTTTTAGGGATGGCAACTGGGACGTATTCGTTGGGCAGGCCTTTCAGGAATGGACACCCCCCGTTCATGTTATTAAGCCTATTCCCATACCAGAGGGCGCACCGCTATACTTTACATTTGATTGGGGCTTTGGAGCTCCTTTCTCTTGTGGCTGGTGGTTTGTTGATGCGGATGGACGAATTATCCGATTTGCTGAATGGTATGGATGGAACGGAACGCCGAATCAGGGATTGAGATCGACTGATTCACAGATCGTCGAAGGTATCATTGCGCGTGAGAAGATAATGAGAAAGGAAGATAAGATTGATTTTTCAAGCATTATCCGAAAGTGTGATCCTACCTGCTTCAATAAGAAACCTGACTATAAGGGCGGAGGCCAAGGGAAGGCAACATCTGAAGTATTTACAGAGCACAATCTTTATTTAAGTCCTGGTGATCCGTCTCGTAAATTAAAGATACGGCAATTCAGGGAGCGATTAAGATATGATGTAGACGAAAAGGGGAGTGTTGTTAATCTTCCTATGATGCAAGTCTTTGATACATGCAATCACTTTATCAGGACTATTCCGGATTTAGTAGTCCCGGATAACGATATTGAGGAGATTGACACAACCGGAGAAGATCATGTATTTGACGAAGCTTGTCATGTCTGCATGGCCAGACCGATAGCAATGAAGGAACCTAAGACACGGAAATCTTCATATACAAAGCGCATCGACCGATTACTAAAGAAAGAAACAGGTACTTATGAGGCTCATGCTTTACATGAGCAGGAACAGGCCATGAACGATCTGGGGGTTGGGGGGGTTGACTTTGGAGAAGAAGATGAGTATGATGATGGGCAATTGATTGAGACAGTAAAATGAAAGTTTCTGAAATTATATTATATTTATTTGTTGGGGTTGCTCTCGGTTTGTCTATCTTTAGCTCTATATATATTATAACACAGCGTACATGTACCTATATTTGTGGAGGATAAAACGGAGCGAAGGATGAAAAAGCCTGATAATATATTAGACACCATGTATGCCATGCTGGATTTACTATTAGAGCATCTGATTGACGATGCTGATTTAATAGCAGAATTAGCATTTATAATCAAAGATCCTCTCCAGCATCTATCCGATCTTAATTTCTTAATACACAATATGAAAGATAAACGGGGTAAATTAAAGACGGATTTAGACGAATTAAGAGAGCATATAAAGACACTTGGCCCGAGGTTTGAATAATGAAGAAAAAAGAGCTGAAACAAAAGGTTAAAGAATTACGGGGCAGAAATCAAGGACAAATGAGAAATTATCGTTGCCTATCTAACGATTTCCATTCACTGTTAAAAGAAAATACAGCCCTCAGAACTGATAGAGAGAACGTTGAAAAATATATAGAACACTTAAAGAAGCAATACAATGATTTAGATCTCAAGGCCAATAATATAGACTATCGTTATGAAATATTAGAAGAAAATTATGACGAAAAGACAGAGAAATACAAGAAACTTATTAATACTCTACTTAATATAGCTGAAAGATTTGCACTTGATATTCATTCTTTTCCGGAATTTACCGATCAGTGAATAAAAGGGTTTAAAGGATTTAAAAATGATTGACGTACAAACAGTAATAATAATTGTGTTAATATCAATACTTAATGTACTTATTTTAGTTGCTGGCTATTGGATGGGACGAAAGACTAAAACCGATGAGCCTATATATCAGCCTAAGGTTGATCAGGGATCTACCGAGGAACCAGAGGGCGATATAATTGCTGATAATTTATATGAGAACGAGAAAGAGGAGAGGAAACCGACGATATGACAAAAAGGCACAGTCAATACACATTTTGTTTTAGTTGCCTAACGTTCGGTGTCTGTCCTCCTAACGATAGAATTTGTGGTGATTGCAGAAGCTCAAAAACTCTTAATTGGTATCCATTTTGGATTATTGTTCATTTACGAAAGAAATGGAGAGATAAAATATGATATTACACTGCATGATATGTTCAGCAGGCGGCACACACATTAGCTCTGATACTGCTATCGGGGTTGTAGATATGGAGAAACTTGACTTGCCATTAGACTCTTTGATGTTTACTTCTTTAATGCCGGAGCGTGAACTTCCTCCACCTTGGCAACTTGGGGCTGGTGGTTGGAAAAATATGAAATGTCCACGGGGCAATCATTTACCATGGGGGATAGAATTAGACAAAACTGATCAGGCCATGGAAAATGGGGGACCGAAACAGATATTAACTGATGAGGGATTTGTTGAAACCAAAAAGCCTGAAAAAACAGGTGTATGGGAAGAACCAGAAATTGATGATATTACAAAAAAGAAATTCAACATGGAAGCTTCGCAAGACGAACAGAAGTTTAAAAATCTGAAATCTACTATTCCACCGGATGATGGACTCTTTAAATGCGATTGTTGCCCTAAAGCAGATATTAAGAGTTTAGCCGGGAAGATGGCACATGAAAGACATTGTAAAAAGAAAGGAGATAAATAATGGAAGTAACCGAGCTTATAAAGGAACGCAAATACAAGGCTGGCTATATCTTGAGGGATGAAAAGTGGTTAAGCCATTTCGAAGATAAACCTAAAGGGCATTCATTATTAATGAAACGCATGGCATACAATCTTAAGGATGAATGGATCGGAAACTCAAAAGAGGCTTATTTGTTGGTTGTTAAAAGGGGAATTATACCTGAAAAATCAAAAAAATCTCATTGCGTATGTTCCATCGGTTTTTGCAATAAAGAACAAAAATGGTATGGATGGAGCCACAGGGCGTTATTTGGTTTTGGTCTCGGAGATAAAATATTTGAAGAAGAATATGGA